ATGACCACGGTGACCTCGAACGCGAACAACGCGCTCGACATGACGCAGATCGAGTTTGGCCCGGCCGGCCTGGGTGAAGTCGAAGCCGACGCCGACAGCATCACCATCGACTATGGCGGCGGCTACTTCGAGGTCTTCACCGGCTCCTTCCAGTACGACAGCGAGGGCGAGCTCTCGGGGGGCACGCTGACCGGCTACCAGGAGATCGAGAACGGCGTCACCCTGGTCACGGTCACCGGCTCGGTCGCGGCCATGACCTTTCTCGACTGGTACGAGGCCGGCGACCTGCAGGCGGCGCTGACCACGCTTCTGGCCGGGGCCGACACCATCAACGGCTCCAACCTGGCCGACAAGCTGTTCGCGCTGGGCGGCGCCGACACGCTGAATGGCAACGGCGGCGACGACATCCTGAGCGGCGGCGACGGCGCCGACACACTGAGCGGCGGGGCGGGCAGCGACATCCTCGACGGAGGGGCCGGCGCCGACACCTTGAACGGCGGCGCGAGCAACGACCTCTACATCGTTGACAACGCCAGCGACGTCACCTTGGGCGAAGACGGAGCCGGCGGGATCGACCGGGTCGAATCTTCGGTCACCTGGACGCTCGGCGCCAACTTCGAACATCTGACCCTGACGGGCACGGCGGCCATCAACGGCACGGGCAACTCCGGCGTCAACTTCATCACCGGCAACGGCGCCGCCAACACCCTGTCGGGCCTGGGCGGTAACGACAACCTCAGCGGCGGGGCCGGGGCTGACACCCTGAACGGCGGCGACGGCGCCGACCAGATGTACGGGGGGGCGGATAACGACACCCTCTTCGGCGGCGAGGGCGACGACTACCTAAACGGCGAGGCCGGCGTAGACATCCTGGAAGGCGGCGCCGGCAGCGACGTCTATGTGCTCGAGCAAGCCGGGGACGACGCCCGCGGTGAGTTGGAAGGCGGCGGCGACAACGACTGGGTCTATGCCGCCTTCAGCTACACGCTGAACGCCAACATCGAGACCCTCTTCCTGACCGGCGCATCGGCGATCAACGGCACGGGCAACGCCTCGGCCAACTATATCGTCGGCAATGACGCCGCCAACGTCATCAACGGCATGGGCGGCGACGACCGCATCCTCGGCGGCGGTGGAAACGACACCCTCGACGGCGGCGCGGGCGACGACGAGCTGCGCGGCGGCCTCGGCGATGACATCTACATCCTCAACGACCTCGGCGATGAGGCATACGACGAGGCCCCCGACGTCGTCGGCGGCGGCGTCGATCTCGCCCTGGTTTCCTTCTCGGCCATGCTGGCCGACGTCGACGGCATCGAGAACCTGACGCTGACCGGGACCGTCGCCATCAACGGCTACGGCAGCAGCATCGCCAACGTCATCACCGGCAACGCCAACAACAACATCCTGGGCGGCGGCGGCGGCAACGACACGCTGATCGGCGGAGCGGGCGCCGACACGCTCAATGGCGGCGCCGGCGACGACGAGATGCACGGCGGGCTGGGCGACGATGTCTTCATCCTCAACGAACTTGGCGACACCGCCTATGACGAAGCCCCCGGCGTGGTAGGCGGGGGCGTCGACCGCGTCGAGGTGTCCTTCTCGGCGGCGCTGGAGGTCGGCGATGGCATCGAGAATCTGACGCTTACCGGCGTGGCCGCCATCAACGGCTTCGGCAACGAGCTCGACAACCTCATCGTGGGCAACAGCGCGGTGAACCTAATCAAGGGCTTCGACGGTGACGACGTGCTCGACGGCGGCGCCGGCGCGGACACGCTGCAGGGCGGCGTGGGCGACGACCTCTATGTCGTCGACGACCTTTCCGACACCGTGACCGAAGCCGCCGGCGAGGGACACGACGAGATCGAATCGAGCGTCACCTGGACGCTCGGCGCCAACGTCGAGGATCTCGAGCTGACCGGCGGCGCGCTGGCCGACGGCTTCGGCAACGATCTCGACAACATCATCGTCGGCAACAGCGCCACCAACCTTCTTTCCGGCGGCATCGGCGCCGATGAGCTGTTTGGCGGCGGCAGCGACGACACGCTGGATGGCGGCGCCGGGGCCGACTACCTCGATGGCGGCGAGGGCCGCGACAGCGTCAACTACGCCTCTGCAACGGCCGCTGTCGTCGCCAACCTGGCGGCCCAGTCGGTGACCATCGGCGGCGTGGCCGAAGACACCCTGGTCAGCATCGAGGGGGTGTTCGCCGGCACGGGGAACGACAGCCTGACCGGCGACGCAGCCTCCAACGTCTTCACTGGCGGGGGCGGCGGCGACCTTCTGGTCGGGGGCGCGGGAGCCGACGTGCTGGACGGCGGCGATGGTGAGGACACCGTCAGCTTCGCCGATCGCGCCCTGTCTGTGAACCTGACCCTGAGCGGCGGCGCGGGAACGGCCTTCGTCGGCAAGGGTGAGGCCGACATCCTGAGCGGCATCGAGAACATCACCGGCAGTTCGTCGCGCGACACCATCACCGGCGATGTGGGCGACAACGACCTGCTTGGCGGCGGCGGCTCGGACGGCCTGGTCGGCGGCGGCGGCAATGACCTGCTCGACGGCGGGACCGGCTCGGACACCTTGGCCGGCGGCCTGGGCGACGACATCTATGTCATCGACCACGTGGCGGACAAGGCGACTGAGGGCGCGGCCGCCGGGACCGACACGGTGCAGTCCTCTGAATCCTGGGTGCTGGGCGCCAACTTCGAAAACCTGACGCTGACCGGCGTCGGCGCCACCGACGGCACTGGCAACGGCGCCAACAACACCATCATCGGCAACTACCGCGCCAACGTGCTCACTGGCGGCAACGGCGACGATGTCCTGAAGGGCGGCGATGGCAACGACCGCCTCGACGGTGGCTCGGGCGCCGACACGATGGAAGGCGGGCTGGGGCATGACACCTACGTGGTGTCCAACACCCTCGACACCCTGATCGAGAACGTCGGCGAGGGGACCGACATCATCGAGAGCCGCGTCGCCTGGACCCTGGCCGACAACTTCGAGAACCTGACGCTGACCGGAACCAGCAACGTCGCCGGCACGGGCAACTCGGTCGCCAACGTCATCCTCGGCAATGACGGCAACAACACCCTCACCGGCCTTGGCGGCAACGATCGCCTCGAAGGCGGTCTCGGCAACGACACCCTGCTTGGTGGCGACGGCGCGGACATCATGGAAGGCGGCGCCGGGCTGGACGTCTTCACCGGTGGAGCTTCGACGGACCGCTTCCTGTTCGATGAGGCGGACATGGCGGGGCTGACCAGCGCCACCTGCGACCGCATCACCGACTTCGCCTCGGATCGCATCGGCCTCACCGACATCGACGCCAAGACCGCCACGGCGGATGTCGACGACGCCTTCACCTTCATCGGCACAGCCGCGTTCACCGGGGTGGCCGGGCAGCTCCGCTACGAGCAGAGCGGCGGGAACACGCTGATCACCGGAGACGTCAACGGCGATGGCGTCGCCGACTTCATGATCCGGCTGGATGGGCTGCACACGCTGACGGCCAGCCACTTCTTCCTGTAGGCCCTCCACCCGTCCCTTCTCCCCAACCAGGAGAAGGGACGGACGATTTCACCGCCCCCTCACCTCCTGCTCATGCCGCTCATGGCTGGGCGTGCGACGTCAGGCCGTCTTCGAGGGAGAGCGCCTTGCCATCGCGAGCCTGGCCGTTGTGGGTGCTGACGCTGATCGTGCTGGTCGGCCTGCCCGCCATGAACTTCGTCTATTGGCCGCAGGTGTTGCGATCCGGGGTCCTGCCGCCGGACGGCGACACCATCGCCATTCCCATGTACGGCAGCGTGGTCTTCGCGCTCGAAGGCGTGCCTTTCGTCATCGGCGTGGCCTGGCTTTGCCTGCGCGGCTACGGCCCCGACACCCGCCTGAGGGCCTGGCGCCGCGACCGGCCGCTGCGCAGCCTCGTCGCGACGGTCGTGTTCGTCGCGCCCGCCGCCTGGCTCACCATCGAGGGGCTGATCCTCAGCCTGGCGGCCGCCCAGCCCGGGTACGAGCACCTCTGGTCCGCCTACTACGCTGTGGTGGTCCTGTGGCTGCTCACCCTGCGCGCCGCTGTCATCGAGCAGGAGCCGAGGCGGCGATGAGCGCGGGACGGCGGATGGTCCTGCTGGCTCCAGGATTGGCCGTCCTTGTCATGGGCCCGCAAATCTGCCTCTACCGCTACCGTCTGGGGCGCCCGCCTCAGACGCTCGGCGTGTGGCGGATTCCCCGCCTTTGGGGTCCATCAGAACGTTTCCCGGCTTCCTTGCGAACTCGGGTTGCAGCGACCCTATTGCACAGCTTGCACGAATAGTGGATGTTTCTGTTATGTTCGCGGTTGTCGAACAGGTCGAACAACCCGCCAGGAGACGAAGGCCGATGACGCGCAAGCCTCGTAATCGCTGGACCGGGATCGTCGCCGGCCTGGTGTTTTTCGTCTTTCCGGGCCTACCCTATTTCCTGCTCTCGCTGATGGGCGATCGTCTGTGCGACACCGGCGACTCGGTTCCGCCCTGCACGACAAGCCGTGAGATGCAGGATGTCGTGATCTTCGCCATGGTGGTCGCGGTAAGCATTCTCGTAGGTTTGTTCGCTCACTGGATCGCCAACCGTCCAAAGCGAGCCAAAGCCCCGCCGATCAACGCTTTCGATTAGCGTAGGGGCGCCCCTCCGGGGAATTGTAGAATATTCCCTGCAACAAGCCGCCGTACGCTTCAGCCTGCTTCTCGACGGGGATGGCGTCATGCTTTCCCCTGTATTTGATAGCGTCGCGGACGTAGCCGCGCTTGGTCAGGGTTCCGGCGTCGTATTGCCGCTTGTGCGTGAATTCGTGGAAGATGTGCTTGGGGTCGAGCATCGGGTCATCGAACAGTCTGCGATCCGTGAGATAGATGTCGTTCCCATCGGTCATCGAGTTTCGCGCGAACCCGAACGGTGACCATCCGTGCAGCCGCACGCTGGCGGGATCGGTGTTCGGATAGTAGCGCCTCAGAAAGTCTTGCATCGGCTTGGGCAAGGGTTTGGTCTTGTAGAATGGCAGGTTGATCTGCTTGCCGGGCATCATCTGTCCTTTTTGTTGAAGTGTAGGCCCTGCGCAGCGTCCACCGCGTCGACTAGCGCCTGACGCCGGCCGTCGCAGGCGACGAGGGCTTCGGCCAGGCGGATGAGGTAGGCGTCAGCGTCGGCCTGGGTTTGCAGCGGCGTGGTCGGGCGTGGGCAGGGTTCGCGCAGGGTCGGCGGAAGGCTCAGCGACGCAGCCGCCGGGGCCGTGGTCGAACAGGCGCTCGAGAGCAGCGCACAGGCGAGCGCGGCGGACAGGGTCGAGCGGCGCGTCCGCTCCGGGCAGGTCTTCGACATGGGCGACTTCCTGGTCGGCGGCCGCGTGGGCGCGGGCTTCGCGGCGGTGAAGGGTGTCGGTGATTTCGGCCACGGCCTGGTTGGCGCGGGCCTGATGCGTGGCGGCTTTCGCGGCGACCCGGGCGTCGCCGGCGCCTTCGCGCTCGTAGCGGGCGTAGGCGAGCGCGGCGACGACCAGCGCGATGGCCGCCAGCGGGGCCAGGATGCGCCAGTGGCGGGCGATGAAGATCAGCGCGGTCATCGCCTCTAGGTCTCGCGCTCGCCGGCGCGCATCAGGGCGATGAGGCGCTGCGCCCTGCCCTTCACCTGCCGCGCCCACAGGCTCTTGCCCATGTTGGCGGCGGCGGCCTCGAAGTCGCCGGCCTCGATCATGGCCAGGGTCTGGCGAAAGCCCGAGAGCTTCGCCCAGCCGAGGTTGAAGCACATGTTGGCGAGCACATCCTGACGGGCCGGGGACAGGCTCCGCCACCAGGGGATGTGGCGGTCGAGCTCTTCGATGTGGTCGGCGATGTCGTCGAGCAGCGCCTCCCGCGCCTGCCGGTGGGTCCAGACGAGGCCGGGCTTCACCTCCCGCCCAGTGTGGCCATAGCCGATGGTCCACGGGTGGCCCGTCGGCGACAAGGGGTCGGGATAGGCGCGCAGGCGCAGGCCCTCGTCGCGCATCAACTCGGTGATCAGGTGGGGCGTCGTCATCGACCATCCTCGTCGTCGAAATCGAGTTCGAACGCCGCGCCGGCGACGGTGACGTTCAGCTTGCCAAGCTGACCCCAGGCCAGCGCGACCAGGACGACGCCGATCAGGATCAGGGTCCCGACAGCGAGCCATGTCAGGCTCTCGATACGGGCGAGGGCCACGGCCTCGCCGGCCGGCCAGTCGCCGTGGCCCAGGATGGCGATCAGCCAGACCGCGCCGGCCGTCGCGATCATCCCGCCGCCCAGCATCAAGGCGAAGCGGATCAGCGGCAGGTCGCGAAGGGTGCGCACCAGCATGGCGCGCGCGCTCATCGCAGCACCCCGGCGACCTTGTCCTGCACCACCCACCACAGCACCGCGACCATCACCGATGCGGTGGCGAAGCCGCCCAGCATCCGCTGCAGCCAGCGGTCGTAGGCGCCCTGTCGCGTCTCGATGCGGGCGAGGCGGCCGAGAATGCCCGTGCCGCCCGTGCCGGCGTCGTTCTCCTCACCGAGGAGGCCGATGATGTGCAGCAGGTTGGCGTTGATGTCGGCATGCGAGGGTTTGGTCGGTGCGTCCATGGGGACTCCGATGCAAGCGGTTACGAAGGGGGAACGGCGAACGCGCCCGCTCCGCACGGCGGAGGGGCGTCAGTCGCCTGAGCTGGAAAGTCGGGGTCGGCCGGCGCCTAGAAGGCGCCGTAGTCCTTCATCTCAGCCGCGCGGGCGGCGGTCAGGCGGACCATGCAGGTGAGCCAGGACTGGGCTTGGCCGCTGCCGGCGCCGCCCTTGATCGACTGGGCGTCGCAATCGGCGTCGCGATACGCTTCCCAGGCCTTCTGTGCGCTGGCCATCGAAGCCTGGTAGTCGGGACCGAGTTCGGCCGCGCGCGCATCAAAGGCTGTTTTCAGGGCGGCGTTCTGACGCTCGAGTTCGTCGCCCAGGCAATTGCCTTTGGAGGCCTCGTCCTGGGCAGCCGCCAGGCAGACCGCGTAGGTCGGCGTCACGAGCGCGCCGACCGCATTGTCCGCCTGGGCCGGAGCGCCCAGCGCCACAGCCGCCGCCAGGCCGATACAAACCTTCTTCAGCACCGCAATCCCTCCCCTGACCGCGAGCATCGGCCATGCGTTGTTCACCGATTGTTCGCACTCAACCCACGGGTCGTCAATGGCCAAGCTCAGCCTCGCGTCAGGTGGGGCAAAAGGTCGCCGAGCAGGCCCGGCCGCCAGACGGCGAAGGGGCCGCGGCGAGGCGGCAGATGATGCCCTTCACGTCCCCGCCGCAGGCTGGCGTCGGCCGCCGGCCGCACGGCCGGCTGCGGAGCCAGGGGCGCCGGATGCGCCAGCGCCTCCTCGTGCGGTGGGATGCGGCGCAGGACCTGGTCGGGATAGGCGCGGGTGTTGGGGCCGCGCAGCTTGGGGCCGCCGTGATAGTACATCAGCGCCTCGCGCGGATCTTCGTCCGATCGGTCCCAAGCCTCGTCGAAGTAGGCGCGGCCGATGCGACGCTGGTAGTCGGCCGCCTCCGACGACGTCCCGGTCATCAGGTCAGGCCGCCAGGGCACGCCGAGCCGCCTGGCCATCGCCTGACCGGTCGAGGGAAGCACCTGCGTCAGTCCCTGGGCGCGGCCGTATCTGGTCGGCGGACCCTGCACGCCCGGCCGGCCGCTCGATTCCTGCATGATCAGGGCTTCGAAGATCTCGTCCTTGCTGGGCCCGTCGGCGGCCGTCCCGTCGTGGCCGCCCTCGGGGGTCGGCATGTAGTGGTGTCGGAAGTAGTCCATGGTCGTGCTCCTTCGGCGGCCCGCTGGACGCGCCGGTTTTCCAATGGTCTGTCTTTGGATGCGGTCAGTTGAAGCCGCCGCTCAGGTCCCAGTTGAAACCCTTGGTCTTGGACGTGGCGGTGGTCATCGTCTCGGGCGTGATGCGCGACAAGAGATCGCCCAGCGTGTTGAAGCGCTGCATCGGATAGGCGTAGCGGAAGCGGTTCTCATCCAGCGCCCGTTCGGCCGCCTCGCGATAGCCCTCGTGCAGCAGGCCGGCCGTCTGGTCGCCGAGGTTGCGATCGAACTCGCCCAGCGCCACGCCTTCGGCCACGCCATGGCGCGAACCGCCGAAGGCACCGGCGGCGCCGGCGCGGTCGGCGACCTGGTTCAACGCCTGGCGCCGGCCAAGGTCGGCGCTCGCCTGGTAGCGATCCAGAAGCTGCTGCGTGAAGGGGTTCATCTGCGCGGCCACCTGGCCCGCCGTCGTCGCGGCATAGGCGCCCGGCAGCTGGTTTTCCGCCGAGGCCAGCATCGCTTCCTGGCGCTTGCGCAGCCAATCGTCGATACGGCTCGTCTCGGTGGCGGACGTCTTGCTGTTGGAGCCGCCGATGCCGGCCGTGAAGCCCCAGGCCTTTGGTTCGCTCATGGTCGGATGCCTTTCTCAGAGCGCCTCGGCGCTGATCACGCCGGAAGCCAGTTTGATGCGGTAGAGGTCGCCCGTGTCCTCGTCTGTCATGACGATGCGTTGACCGGGCTGGAGGGTGATGTCGGCGCGTCGGTCGACTACTTCGGCGAAGGCCGCCTGGATGATCCGCCGCGTCTCGACCTCGTTGACGTAGTCGTAGCGCGCCCCCGGGCGCGGGAGCTCGAGGCTCACCGCATCCCCCCGACGGTCCCGTCGAGCTTGAACCGACCGACGCGCCAGTCGACCGGCTTGGCGCCGGTGTAGCGCACGCGCATCAGCCGGCCGGTGAACCTGACGTCGACCTGGTCGTCGAGGACGAAGGGGCCCTTCGCCGTCTCCACGCCCATGGGACGATCGCGGACGAAAATGCTCATCTCGACGTCGCCGGATTTGCGCTCGTCGGGAATGACGCGGCAGACCGAGACGACGCGGTCGCCCTCGCCGATGCTGAAGTCGCTGCTCTCGGCGAAGGGCGCCGCCCCGCCGTATTGGGAGCCGACCTCCTGCTCGTAGACGACGCCGGCGTCGTCGACCGCCAGCGGAAAGGCCAGCGGGCCCTTTTCCGAGCCCGACAGGCGCTTCAGCCCGCCACCGATGGTCCAGTGGTTCTCTCGGTAGGAGTAGGCGACATAGCGGTCGATCTCGCCCGAGGAGCCGGACGGATAGAACCACCAGATCTCGCCGTAGTCGGCGTTGTGCCAGGCGCTGACCTTCTGGATCTGGCCGCGATTGATGTCGGAAAAGACGTAGTCGGCGACCTCGGAAGGCAGGGTCTCGACATAGTTGTTGTAGATCCAGAACGAGCGCTGCCCCATCCAGTAGGCGCGCCCGTCGACGACGCAGAGGGCCCGCTGGCTGACGGCCCCGCAGCCGGCGCCCACCTTGTCGAACCCATAGACCAGCGGCTGGCCAAGGAAGCGGGCGCGGTGCGCGTCGGCGTCGGTCAGCAGCAGCGAGCCGCCCGCCACCTTGCCCGCGCACATCAGCCGCCCAGCCGTCTGGAGATCGAAATCGCCCGCGTAGTTGTCGGTGGCCGGCGCCCAGGCGGTGTTGTCCTCCTGGTCCGACCACTGGACCTTGCGCGGGTTTCCGTTGGCCCCGAGCGCCATCAGGATGCGGTCGGCGGTGACGTGCAGGCCGCGCGCAGTCGGCGCGCCCGCGATCGGCACGGCCGGCGCAGTGGTGTCCAGCGCCCATTCGTAGAGGACGCCGTTGTCGTTCTGGCAGGCGACCAGGGTCTCACCCCAGGTGTCGAGGCTCCAGACGGTGACGTCGGTCGGGGTGTCGGTCTCCGGCCTGGGCGTGCCGTAGGCGCCGGCGCCGTAGACGTCGTTGCCGTAGCCGCCCTGCAGGGTGCTTTCGAACTCGCCCGGGCTGATCTGGTATTTCGCCGTCACCGCGCCGCCGCCGCCGGCCGTCGCGTCGGCCGGCGTTTCGTCCTCGCCGACCTCCACCGTGTAGCTGTCGGCGTCGAGGACCTCGACGATGACGAAGGTCCTGTCCAGCATCAGCCCGCCGACCGTGGTCGCGCCGGAAAAGATGACGCTGTCGCCGGCCAATGCGCCATGCCCGGCGTCGGTGACGGTGATCACGCGCGAGTCCAGGACGGTGGCGAACGGATCGGTCAGCGAGGCCGTCGCGCGGATCGGGGTGATGTCGTGCAGCACGCCCGCCCGGTCCATGGCGTAGAGCCGCGCGTGGGTGCCGATGGCGACCCAGGCGGTCCCGTCGTTGTCGCGCCACACCGTCATGGCCCGCGCCTTGCCGTAGACGCTCCCCTCGCTCTTGGTCCGCCAGCCCTTCACCGGCTGCAGCGTGCCGTCGGCGAAGCGCACCAGGTCGGCGTCGCGGTATCGCCCCTGGCTCTGCAGGTCGGTGCCGTTGCGAAACACGCCCGGCGGCAGGTCGATGGGAATGAGCGGCATTGTCAGGTCTTGATGATGAAGATCAGGGCGACGTTGCGTGGCCGGGTCTCGGTCCCGGTGTTGGTTCCCGTCTCCTCCAGCGCGCCGCCGCCCTGGGCGTCCATGGCGTTGCCGGTCGTGCCGGTATTGTTGGAATAGAAGCTCTCCGGGTGGGTGTGCGGGCCCACCATCGCCGCCTGCGCCGAGCCGAAGGCGCGGCCGACGTCGACGCCGCGGCCGTGGTCATGGCCGCGCACGAACTCGCCGCGCAGGTCGGGCAGCTGGAAGGTGGTCGAACCGTCGCCGCCGCCGAAGGTCGCGCCAATGGCGGCAAAAAGCGCCGCGTAGGTCGTGCGCGACACCAGGTCCCCGTCGCACTCCAGCCAGCCTGAGGGCGCCGAGGCGGCCGCGTGCATGGCCACCGTCCCCGGCGGCGTGGTCGGCGGATTGAGCAACCGGTAGCGCGTGCCGTCGTAGACCAGGCCATACACGCCGCCGCCGCGCAGTTGCCCGGCGCTCAGCGTCGAGCCGTCGAGGTTGACGACGTCCCTCACCCCGGTCGAGTCCACCGCCAGCGTCACGCCCGTGGTGTTGTCGCCGTCGGCCTGCACCCAGACCCGATGGCCGGCCGCCAGGCTTTCCCAGACCGGGTTGAGCGTGACGCTCAGGGCATTGGTCTGCTCGTCGCCCGCCACGCCGAAGTTGGCCGTCGTCAGCAGCCGGTAGTCGCGCTCGTCATAGCGGTCGAAATTGTCGTTCAGCTTGCCGCCCCAGGTGTCGGGGGAAGCCCCGACCTCTGGCTTGGTGTCTCCGAAATGGGCTGTGGGTGCGTCAGGCATGGGCTGGCGGCTCCGGTTGTTTACGGCTTGGTCACGGGAGGGGTGGCTATCTTCCGGCGCGCGTCGAAGGGCGCGTCGATCACAGGTTGCGCCGTTGGGGGCGCGTGTCGGGGGAGTGGCGTCAGATGTTCGGATACCTGGGAAGGACATTCGCCTTCACCGGTCGCGCGCGGCGGACCGAGATCTGGGTGATGTCGGTGATCATGACCCTGGCCTTGCTGGCGGCGGGCTTCGTCTATGGCATGGTGCTGGTCATGGGCGGCGCGACCACCCCGCCCGACCCCGCCACCACCAACCTGGTCGGCACGGTGCTGAGCGCGGTCCTTCTCGCCGGCGTCAGCGTTCGGCGGCTCCATGACCGCGGTAAGGAGGCCTGGTGGCTGGTCACCTACTGGCTGATGCCGTCGCTCTACATCGGCGTCGCCAATCCGGCCAAACAGCTCGAAAGCGGCGCCGCCATGGTCCCCTGGCAGGCGGGCCTGCTGGCCCTTGCGGGCGGCGTCATGCTCTGGAGCTTCATCGACCTCTATGTGCTGCCGGCGGCCAAGGGCGCCGACCGCTTCGGCCCTGACCCCAAGACCCCCCTCGAACCCAACGTCGAGCATCACTTCACCTGAGGCGTCAGGCGAACACCATCGTCACCTCGCCGGCGGCGAACGCCAGGGTGTCGGTGGCCTCGACGGTCTTGCTGGCGCTCAGCCCCGCCCAGGCGATCATGTTGCCGTTCGAGGCGGCGTCGAACACGCCGACGTGGGTCACCGTTCCCCAGTCGGCCGAAGCCGGCCCGAACGCGACCTCGCCCGAGTTGGTCGCGGTGTCGGCGGTCACGTTGAAGTCCACCGCCTCGCGCGCATAGCCGCCGGTCGAGACCTCCGTGCCGCCGCCGGAATCCGAGGGCGCGGCCGTGAACAGGGCCAGATACCAGGCGCTCGGCCGGGTGACGCTGTCGGCCGTCAGCAGCCAGCTGGCGACGAGGTTTTCGGCGTAATTCGAGAGTGAGGACATGGTCTGCGATCCGATCGATGGGCGGTTGGAAGGTCGGTCGGCCCCGTCCTGGCGGCGGGCGCGTGTGCGGGGCGCGGAATCTCTCTATTGGCTCGAAGCCGATGGGCGCTCAGGTCATCCGGTTCGGCGGTGTCGTCGCGATATGCCTCGCGGCCTTCGCCTTCTTCGTGCGCCTGCCGATCGTCCATGACGTCGCCTGGCTGCTGGATGCGACCGGACGCTGGCTGCACGGCGCGCAGCTCTATCGCGACATCGTCGAGATCAACCCGCCGCTGGTGTTCTACGAGACGGCGGCGCTGAGCGGCGGGACCGCCACGGGCCCGGCCTACGTCGCCGGCGTCTGCGCGCTGATGGGCCTCCTGGCCCTGTGGTGCGCGCGCGCCGGCTGGGGCGTCGCCTACGCGGCGCTGGCGGCGATGCTGGTCGGCGGCTTCTCCGACTTCGGCCAGCGCGACCATCTCGCGCTGATCCTGGTCATGCCCTACCTGCTCGTCCCCACGGAACGCGGCGGCTGGCTGACCGGGATCGCCGCCTTCTTCGGCGTCGGCCTCAAGCCCCACCTGCTGCTGATCCCGCTGCTGGCCAGCGTCGCCAGCTGCCTCGAGGCGCGCTCGTGGCGGCCGTTGTTCACGGGGCGCAACTGGGCGCTGGGCCTCGCCTGCCTCGCCTACGTCCCCTTCGTGGCGCTGGCCCACCCGCTGTACTTCAGCGAGATCGTGCCGCTGGGCCGGCTGGTCTACGACGCCTATGGCGCGGTCAGCGTCTCGGCCTACCAGCACCAGATCTGGCTCATGGCCCTGCTGGCGGTGATCCTCGTCACCCGCCCCCGCTGGCGCCTCGCCGGCGCGCTCATCGGCGCCTTCGCGGCCTACCTGCTGCAGGCCAAGTTCTGGGCCTACCACATCCAGCCGACGGTCGGCCTGGCCCTGCTGTTGGCCCTGCTCGGCCTCGCCGAGGCCCGCGTCCGCCGCATCGGCTACGCCGCCGTCAGCCTGCTCCTGACCCTGGTCGTCCTCGCCAACGGCCCCTACCGCCTGCGCCCCGCGCCCCTGCCGGCGGGCGCCAAGTCGGTCGTCTACCTCACCGCCCACGTCTGGGCCGCCTACCCGCGCACCTTCAGCGCCGGCGTCCGCCACACCAGCCGCTACCCGGCCCTATGGCCCCTCCCCGGCGCCTGGAACATCGCCACCGACCCCACCGAAACGCCTGAGCGCCGCGCGAGGGCCGAGGCGGTGATCCGCGACACGCGCAAGAACATCGTCGACGACATCGTGGCGGGGAAGCCAGAGTACATCGTCGTGCATGCCCCCCCGACGCCCCCCTACTTCAATCGACCTTTCGACTATTGGACCTTTGTTCGCGCCGATCCTCGGCTCGGCGGCTACTCCGAAGTTGGCAGGCGCGGCCAATGGCGCATCTTTCGTCGCGATCGACCAGATCAGCCCGCGGTGCCGCCCCCTGTTGCGCGCGCCGCCAAACGGGAAACGCGTGCTGAGCACCACGGGCGGAAGTTCCATGACTGATTTGCGCAAGGCGTTTCCGCGCGCCTTTGTTTGCATCGTCCTTGTCGGCCTGCTGCTGATGCTTCCGGCGGCGCTGTTTGGGCCCGGAGCGACGGATTCTGCCCCCTACAATGGGGCTTGGGCAGAAGCCTTCGCGGCAAGTTATCGAGAGGGTGAGTTCTACCCGAGGTGGCTGCCGCACTCGTTCGAGGGACTTGGCTCGCCCGCCTTCTACTTCTACCCGCCCTTCGCCTACTGGATCGCCGGCGCATTTGCGTTGTGGCTCCCTACAGAAGCCGCGATCACCGCAAGTGGTGCGTTCCTCCTGATCGCCTCAGGGCTGTCGATGTACGCCTTCCTTGCGCGCTTGAATGCTCGGCCGGTGCTGGGGGCCATTCTCTATATGGCCGCCCCCTACCATCTCCTCGACTTCTACGTCCGAGGCGCGCTCGCGGAGTTTGCTGCTTATGCTTGGCTTCCGCTGATTGCTCTTTCCATCCTGGCGCTCCCGTCGCGCTGGGCGGTCGCTCTGCTCGCGGTGTCCTTCGCGGGGGCGATCATCTCGCACCTTCCCCTGGCGATGCTGAGCTGCTTCTTCCTGATCCTCCCTCTGGCCGCCTGGAGAATGTCTCAGGATCGCTCGGTCATCCTTCCGGGTTTAGCCGCCGGCGCGCTTGGTCTCGCCGGGGCCGCCTTCTACTTGCTCCCGGCCCTGGCCCTTCAGGGATACATCTCCGACCAACTCTTCTGGGGCGAGCACTATCAGCCCTCGAACTGGTCCATCTGGACACTCCATAAGCCCTACTATCTGGGCATGGTGCTAGGCATCGGCGGAGGTTGCCTGCTCCTTGCATCGCGCTCGCGCTCCATTTGGTTGCTGGTCACGGCTGCCGCGGTTGTCGGAGCCTGGGGATTGCTCCCTCCGATGTGGGATCTGCCCCTGCTTCGAAACGCACAGTTCCCTTGGCGATTGCTGTGCGTCGTCGAGTTCGCCGCGATCACAGCTCTTTTGCTATCACCGCCGCGACCGATCTTCGCCGCCGCGGCTGGCGCATTGCTGCTCAACGCCTACGTCGGTCAGATCGTGGCCACTGCCGCGACGATGCGTGTTGAGCCAGCCTACTATGACGCGCCTGAGTACCTGCCTCGCGCCTTCAACGTCTCTGGGGTCACCGATCTGCGCCGGCGCGTTGATCTAGCGCCTTATCGCGCCTGGCCTCGGACCGACAAGGTCATAGTCTCGTCATCACAGACGATCACGCTCGGTCGGAATGCCTTCCCGATTTGGCGCGTCGAACGGGATGGCGCGGTCGTACCGAGCCGAGGTCCCCTGATCACGTTTGAAGCCACACCTGGCGTCTACGCGCTCGTCCGAGTCCGTCTATGGCAGGAGGTCGTCGGGGCGGCTCTTACTTGCTTGGCCTTGGCGGGAGTGATCCTCCTCCTGCTCTCTCGGGGGCGCACAAGGTCGCCTGTCCTCTGGCGAAAAGGGTGACTGGGCCGGCTTGGCGTCGCCGCCAAGGGTCGCGTCTTATCGCGCCCGCGACACTAAGCTGCACTTTCCATTCAGAGATTAGGCGTTATACCGCGCGAACGTACGGGTCTGGGGGCCGTCATGTCGCGCATGAGAGACGATTGGGGGTACTACGCCTTCATCGCCGGCTATGGCGTGATCGTGGCTCTCATCTGCCTGTCGGTAGGTGAGCTCGATAAGTTCGTCCCCCTAGTCTACCTCATTCGCTGGATCGAAGGGCTGCTGTTCTGCCTCTCCGTGGGGGTGGGCTTTCTGGCGCTCAGATCGTTGCCAAAGTCCAGCCCGATCGACGCCTTCAAGGCTGACCTGCGCCGGTTTACCGGCACGGACTACCGCGCGGGCTTGGCGCTGTTCGTCGGCCTAGCCGTGTTCCACGGCATCTTCACCTCAATGAAATCGGTCCTCCCAGACATCACCTCCTTCAGTTGGGATACCCGGCTGGCCGACCTCGACGCGGCCATTCACGGAAAGGACGCGTGGCTTTGGCTGACCTTCTTGGATCCCCTGACCTACTTCTTTCAACGGATCTACGGAAAGTCTTGGTTCATTCTGCTGGCGCTGAGCAGCTTCCTCATTTGTGTTTGGCCCCGGCTGCGTCACATACGTGCGAGGTTCATCTGGACTTTGATGCTGAGTTGGACCTTCCTGGGGAACCTGCTCGCCGGCCTGTTCCTCTCCGGCGGCCCCGTGTTCTATCAGAACCTGGTAGGCAGTAATCGGTTCAGGGCCCTAACCGCGCACCTAGAAACGCTGCCGGCCGATAGCCCGGGCAACAAGGCCCGGCGATGGCTATGGAAGAATTACGAGCACGATTTTTCCGGCTTCGGGACGGGCATTTCGGCCTTCCCCAGCATACACTTAGCTTTCGCGACATTGCTGGCCCTTGTCGCCTTCAGGCTCGATCGAAGGCTCGGCTACTTAGCGGTCGCATACTTGGCCGTGATCCTCGTCGGTTCGGTGCACCTCGGCTGGCACTACGCGATTGACGGCTACGCCTCGATAATCGTCACCGCGCTCATTTGGAAGGCTGTGGGATGGGCGTCACAGGCCCGCGTGCAACCGACCATGGTATGGTCCACGTCATAGCTTTCGATAGGCCCGCTTGGGCAACCGGGGTCGCAAGCTAACTGCGCGACCACGTGACTTGGCTTCCACGTTGGCATGACCATGGATTCCCGAGTGCCGCCGCACACGTCAGATTACCCGACGCATCAAATGCGATCGAAGCCGGTCTGGCGAGAAGGCCGATAGCAGATAGGCCGCCTTCAACGGTGAAGCCTGACGTTCCGTTCTTCATGCGATTGGCGCTCGCCGTCAGACTCGACGAGGACACAAAATTCGCCGCGGCGTCGTGGTCGGTGGGTTCAAGAACCTCCTCCACTGCAAACCAAGTCTCTTGATTTGTGTAGAGTATATCGCCCGCCGACTGAGACCACACCTCTAATTCGAAATAGTCCCCAGGTTGACACTCGACGACGGCACCGCAACCTGAGATGTAGTCACCACCACTTGTGTCTGTTTCTCCCATCGGGGCACCGGTAAATACTGTACCGTTTTTCCTGACTTCTGCGATGAATTGTCCGGTCGCGCTTGAACGCGCTGCTGAGAACAACACGCGGACCTTTCGGACTCCTTGCGGAACAGTGAGGCGAGAGGAATTGGTCGAATTGTCATGCCAGCCGCCTAGGTCATAGGTCTCGGCATTCATAGGAATGATGGCGGGGGTGGCCGCCGACAACGAAACCGTGCTGCCCGTGCGATAGACGAGCGCGCGCTTTACCTCTGGGACAGCCTCGATCTGAGCCCAAGTGAAGCTACCTGCCGCAACGCTTCCCGCGTCGATCATACGCGTGATGACGCGAAAGTAATCGCCCGGATCGACTTCGAGCAGAGCAGAGACAATGTTCAGATGGTCGGCGCCCCCCGTATCACACTCTCTGACCGGATATCCCGCCGGCCCGCCCGTTGCCAGCGAAGCTCCTTGTCCGAGGATGAGTTGTACACCGTCGGTCTGGCTTGCTCGCTGGATGTTGGCGCGAAGCCTAACAAGCGAAACGCCTGCCGGAACAGTCAGTCGGTCTGTATTCGACGAAGTACTGTGCCAGCCTCCAGTATCCACCTCGTTCAGTTGCCAGGTCAGCGGCGTGTTGGTTAGCGCAGCAATCGTTTGATTTGCATTTTTCCGAACGAGCGCGTAGCTCGTACCAGGATCAACGGCCTCGATCGCGAACCATGTAAAGCCGTTGCCGAAGACCTCGCTCCGGTTGGTATTCACCTGAATTGTGAAGCTATCGCCTGGCGCGACGCCGACTATGGCGCTGGCGACATTCACCCCCGTCGTATCGACGGTGCCGTCGTCTACCAGCCCCATGCCGATGAAGTTTGCCCCGTTTTTCTGGATCGTGGCAAAGACCTCACCGGCTCCGACGCCATTGGTGTCGATATTGGCCGTCAATCGAACCAGTGAGACGCCCGACGGAACAGTTAGCCGCTCCGGATTCACTCCATCATGCCAACCGCCTTGGTCGTACTGCTCGACGTCAAACGAGAGTGTGGTGTTGACGTTGGGCGTGACAGTTTGGCTGCCGGATCGGGAAATCAGCGCGCCGAGAAAGCTCACCCGAACGCCCTCCCCCGCTGGCGCAGTTCATGCCCCGTCTCCCAGGCGTCGGCGCTGCGCAGGGCTGACAGGGACGCTTCGAATCCTTGGCCCCACTCGGCCAGTCTAGGGTCGGCGCCGATGTAGGCGCGGGCGAGCCAGGTGAGAGCGGCCATCAAATAGAGATGAGGAAAGCGGGCCAGCAGCCAGTTGCTCGGGCGGGTGTCGCCGAGCGCCGGGATGTCCTCGGTCAGGATGGCTTCGGCGGTATAGGGCTGGTCGGGCGCGGGGCAGACCTGCAAGGTCTCGCCGACGATGGCGTACCAGGCGGGCTTGCCGGCCGCCGGGTTCCGGGCCTGCAGGCGGGTCATCTCGGCCGGGCTGACCGCGGTCATCGGCTGGTCCGGGTCACCGACCAGATGCAGCGCGCGAACGCCGCCGAAATCGGCGCTGAGGTCGGTGAACTCGGCCGTGATCGTGGCGCGGGCGCGACAGACCATCTGGCGCACACGCAGCTGGGTGGAAACGTCGGTCTCGGCCATGCGCACGGCGTTCCTGGCGCGCGTGTCCCAGCCGGCGCCCTCGCGGTCGGCGGCGTCCAGCACCGCGGCGACCAGTTCGGCGTATGTGGTCAGGGCCATCAGACCACCCCCGGGCGGGTGCGGAAGACGGCGTTGTCGGGGTCGTTCAGCCAGCGCTTCAGCGCCGCCGGGTCGGCCAGCACGCCGCGCGTCTTGAGGTCCTGATAGATGTTGAGCGGGATGGAGGCGACGCGGGTCCTGGCCCCGATCGCCTCGCCCCACGGGCTGCGGCCGCTGTCGAAGCCGTTGAACGCGGCGCGATTGGCCTCGATCAGCGCTTCGACCGGTTGCTCGGTCTGGATGGTGAAGTCGTCGGCCCCGTCCTCCATGTGAAACCACTGCTTCACGCCGGTCACGGGGTCATGGTCGAACAGGCGCTTCATGGGCGCGGCCTCCTGCAGCGATGGCGGGAAAGGTTGCGGCGCGGCCCCGAGTCACCAGATATCGGGCGTTGCCTTAGTGAGAGCTCCCGTCGCAAACCCTGCGATCCCAAGCGGTATCTCTCCTGCAGCCGGAAGGCCCCCGCGCACTACGCGCAGGGGCCTTCTTGCGTCTTAGGACGCCGTCAGGTCGCGGATGACGCCGGACGAGGCCTCGTTCTTCGCCTGCAGGCCGTACTCGACGACCATGTGGCGCTTTTCGCTGTCGCCGGTCTTGGCCAGCGGCTCGGTGAAGTAGGGGCGCAGGTAGGCGACGCCCCAGTATTCCGGGTCGACCAGGTAGGCGAGGTCGGCCGGCATGAAGCGGTTGGGCACGACCTCCAGGTTGCCGAAGTCCGACACATAGATGTCCGCCGCGCCGATGATGGCAGCGGGCTTGGCCCCGGCGACGTTGAAGCGGGTGTCGGCGATGCCGGCGAACGCGCTGGTCGCCTGCTTCAAGGTCGGGCTGACCATCAGCATGGAGGCGTTGCCGCCGGCGTTGAACACCGTCAGCACGCCCTCCTTCAGCAGCGCCTCGGACCAGGCCCGGTTCGTGCCGTCGGTGCGGGCCGCGTTGGGGATGCCGGCCGAAAAGCCGTAGGCCGTGCCGTCAGTCCCGTTGGCGTCGTTGGTCGTCAGCCAGCTGTCCAGCGCGGCGGTCTTGCGGGCCGTGGTCGCGTCCCCGGCGACGGCGACCTGGGTCCCCGTCAGGATGGCTTCCATGTCGCGCTTGATCTCCTTGCCGGCCTTGGCCGTCTGGTAGGCGATCTCGGACTTGCGGCCGGCCTTCTTGGTGGCCTCCAGCGTGCCGGAGATGACGATCACCTTCTTGGAGATCTGGGTGTAGTTCTTTGCCCGCGTGGTGGCGGTCAGCGCGGTGGCCGCCGTGTCGTCGCCCTCGATGTGGGCGTTGGCGGCCGAGGCCGCCGCCAGGGCGTCGGTCTGCCATTCAAAGGTCGTCTGGCCGGCCGTGGTCTTGCCGATGTTCGACATGAACGGCGTGTCGACCGGGCTGATGTTATAGATCACCTCCGACAGGTCCTCGCGGATGCCGGCGGCGTCGTATTTGTCGTAGGTGTTGGTGGGCTGAGCCATCGGGCTCGCTCCTTTCTATCCAAGCAGAAGTTCGATCGCGGCCGCGGCGTCCTGCACGCGGCCGGACCTGGCGAGACGTTGTTTCTGGCGGGCGAGCTCGGAGGTCCTGAAGGCGGCCCCCGCCGTCTTCGACCCCGGCCGGGCGGTCTTCACCGCCGCGACCCGGGCCTGGACGGCGGGTTTCCTGGCCTGCAGTTGGTCCCAGCGGGCGGCGTCGAGCAGCGCCTTGACCAGGCGGTGATCGCCGATCGTACCCAGCTCCTGCGGCGACAGGCCGAGTTTCACCCCGTAACGGGCGATGGTCTCGCTGTCGGCGCGGGCGCGGGCGTCGTCCGCCCAATGGGGCAGCACGTGCAGAAGCTGCTCGTGCTCCTCGTACAGATGCTGGGCGCGGGCGATGGCGTCTTCCTCGGCCTGTTCGGCCTCGACGCGCCATTGCTCGGCCCGCAGCTGCTCGAGCTGCTGCAGGCGCACCTGGCGTTCGGCCAGGCGGGCGGCGTATTCGGCCGGATCCGCGTGGCGTAGGTCGCTCAGGTCCTCTTCGTCGCCGGCGGTGAAGAAATCCTCCAGCCGCGCGAGGGCGACACCGTAGCGCTCCCGCTGATGCGTGACCTCGTCGCGAGCGTGTTCGAAGGCCTTGCGGTCCTGCGCCAGCGCCATGGTCTTGCGGGTGTAGTCCGCTTCGCGAAGGAAGCCGCGCTTCAGCTCGTGCAGGGTGACCTCGACCGCCTCATCGCCCAGTTGAAGGGTGATGGGCGTGTCGTCATCAGGCTCCCGCCGGCCGCCGTCGTCCTCGTCTTCTTCGTCGTCGGACTGTTCGAAGTCGGACTCGTCAAAGTCCTCCTCCGCTTCGGAGGCGTAATCGCCCTCCAACGTCTCGCGGTCGTCGCCGTCTCCGTCATCGGATAGCAGTCCCGCGATACGGTCGGCCGCCGACTCGATGGTCAGCGGCTCATGCCCGGTGTCTTCCGACGTACCGGTGTGGGTCATGTGAATCTCTCATGGGGGTGTGAACCCTTCTCCCTGAGGGAGAAGGAGGGGCCCGCCGGCGAAGCCGGTGGGAGGTGGAGGGTTTAGGGAGTGCTGGTTCAGCGACGGCGGAGCCCCGACCGCCCCGCGGCGCCGCGCTTGCGAACTCTCTCTTCAGTAGGAGGTGTCTCTAGCCGCCTTGCTTGCCGCGCTTGCGTTCCTCGAAATAGGTGAGGCCGCCCGGGTCGATCAGCTCGATGACGTCGGGGATGGACACGGTCGCGCGGAACTTCGCGATGGCCTCCGCTACCTGGTCTTCCTCAGGTATTGGCGGTCCTGCCTCGCCGGCAGCGAGCTCTTCGTCGTACCAGAGATAGGGCGCGCTGCGGATGGCTTGTTCCAGCCGATCGTGCAACTGGCCCAGGGTCATAGGCTCAAGCTCGACCATCTGCAGGTCGATGCGGCGGATGCCCAGGAAGGACTTGACCAAGCGGGACCAGAACGAATCCCCGAGCGGCCCCTTGTCGCTGACGCTGGCCGCCTTCCAGCAGCGCAGATCAGAGTCGATAACCAGCATCCCCTGGTGATCGCCGCGTTTGAGTTCGTCTCTATCGGCGATGGTCAAAGCATTCGCGTCGCCCGACCAATCGAGGCTATCGGCATCGGCCACCACGCCCAGACGGCTGATGGTCAGCACCGGATATCGAAACGTCTCGATCATCGAAGGGCGCCCCCTGAACTTCTGCTGAAGCTTGGCACACGCAGAGGGTGAGCGTCTAGAACAAAATGCGAACTAGCGCTTCTTACGTTTGTCTTGCCGGGCCTTGAGGACGGCCGCAGCGTCACCGGCGGCGCCAGCCATGGCGCCCCTCGCCCACGGCGGGCTGCCGATAAAGGTCTTAGTCAAGGGGTCGTAGCCACCCTTCGCCCACTTCTTGTGGACCTTCTTGTGCTGCGCATTCGTCAGCGGGGTGATGTTGTATTCTTGGTTCCTGATGAAGTCGCCGACCTTCGGATTTTTGACCAGGCCGCCCAAATCCTTGCCCCATCCCCCTTGGGGAATGATGGCGTGATGACCGGGTTCATTCGGCTTGACGTAATTGTTGTTCAGCATGCGCTTGCGGGTGGCGTCCCACTTGTAGGAGGCCTGCCTCGCGGCGTCGGCCATCTTGTCGGCGTGCTTGTACACCTTGTAGGCGCCCTTCACCGCACCGCCTGCGAGCATCAGGTCTGAGGCGGCGAGCGCGGCGTTTCCGGCAGCGCCGAGATAGTCGCCGTCCTGGAAATCCGCGACGGCTTCGCGGCCGGAGCCCCAAACGGGAATGAAGGTCTCCAGCGTCGAGGGGTGGCCGACATGTGGCAGCCTCAGAAGGCCTTGTTGGGGTGGTCTTTGCGGCATCGCGCGTTCCTTGTGAGTAGGGGTCAGCGTCCCTTCTCCCCTCGCGGGAGAAGGTGGCCTGTGAAGCAGGTCGGATGAGGGGGCTCTCAGAAGTTTCGGTGAAGAACGGTGGTTGAGAAGGCGGTGCGCCCCCTCATCCGTCAGCCCGAGTTTACCCTCGGGCCGGCCAAAGGCCGGACCCGGGGGGCTGCCACCTTCTCCCGCGAGGGGAGAAGGGTCATTTGCGACGGCGCTTCAGCTCGTAGTCGGCGTCCTGGGCGACGGCCGCTAGGCGAGCGCGAAGAGCGCGCAGGCCACGGAGTTCGGCGTAGAGGTGTTCGCGTTTGCGGCTGCGCCACGGCGACATATCGGCCCACTGACGCATCAGCGACGCCTCAACCTCCGCGAAGCAGGCGGCGGCCTCTTCGGAGTCCAGGATCGCCCGCGCGCCCTGCCCTCGCCGCTGGAGGGCGCGGAAGTCTTCTTCGGTCATGGCGCGATGGTGTCCGGGTCGCGGAAGAAGCGGCTGGGGTTCTTGTAGCCGCCGAGTTCGACGATGGCGCTCAGGGTTTCGTAGTAGCCCTTGAGGGTCACGTGCGGGAGGTTGCGGAGCAGCGCCTCTTCCTGGGCCTGGCGGATGAGGTTCAGCACGGAGAGCTTCTGCGCGTCGGAGCCGCCGCCGAGCGCCACGTTGGGGGCGACGTCCATGTCCGTGCGCCATTTGCGCGGATCCAGGGCGACCCAGCGGTTCCTCAGTTTCACCATCCGCGCCTGGCGCTGGTTGGCGGCGACCAGGCCGGAGACGCCTCGGAACAGGCGGCGCATGCCCGACGCCATCACCCGCGCGATCAGTTCGATGCGTTCCTGCGAGCGGGTGAACTGGGCTTCGGCGGCCGTCGCTGTCGTGTTCTGCAGCGCCGCCGCGTCCAGGCCCAGGGACACCTTCGATACCCCGGTACGGTTCTCGCGCACCTCATCGGCGTAGCCGATCCAGTTCAGCGCCGAGCCCGACACATCCGGCGTCGGCAGCGTCACCACCTGCGACACATCCTCGGCGCGGATCACCGCCCCGTTCTCGTTGTTGAGCACGTCGTCCATGTTCACCCCGCCGCGGGTGCCGACGACCGTGCGCGGAAAGATCGTGGACGACAGGCTGTCCAGCCCCGCCCGCCACAGCGCCGACTTCTGGCGCTGCACGTCGATGACCTTGTCGGCGACGCTCTCGCCGAAAAAGGTGTGCGGCTCGGGATCGCAGTGGAAGTCGGCGAAGGGGCGCTCATCGACCATCTCGTTGTGGACGATCTCATGGCCCACGCGGCAGACGCGGCGCAGCTCGGCGATGCCGTCGCCGTCATAGTCGGCCAGGATGTAGGCCTCGACATAGCGCACCAGCCGGGTGGCGACGTCGCCCGACGGCCCGTCGGCGAACCGGCTGGAGGTCCAGGGGTTGCGGGCCAACCGCTCCTCCGAGCCCGACAGTTCGTCAGCCTCACCTGACTCCTTCTCGACCAGGGCGCGGTCATAGCCCATGGCGACCAGTTCGCTGACGGTCATGTCGCGCCGGTGGGCGACGAACCGCGCCGTATCCAGCGAAACCGCATCGCGGCAGATCAGGAACTCCTCCGGCGGCACGGCGGCGATGGCGACGCGGTCGCGCCGGCGCTTCAGCATCAGGGTGACGTCGAGCAGTTCGCCCTCACCCTCCTCCTTGCCGACGATCTCGTACTCCAGCGACGCCGACAGGTCCTCGAGCAGCTTGGTCAGCGCGTCGAGATCCAGCCCGCTATAGCGCCGTGTCGTCACCTCGACGCTGTCGTCCCACCAGTATTTGACGATGCCGACCTTCTCACGCAGCGCGTTCTTGGAGGCCGCCAGGATGACCTCGAAGCCCGGGTTGTCGCGCATGACGATGTAGTTGACATAGTCGGTCTGCTGGGCGGCGACGGCCTCGTCCTCCTCGCACTCGGGGACGAACTCGACGACGTGCTCGCCGCCGACCAGCATGCGGACCAGGGACGGCAGGATGGCGGAAACGGTGTCGGCGACGTCGCGGCTGACGACCTGCGAACGCCCCTCCTCCTCGTTGCCCAAGGGATCGCCGCGGTAGTACCGCATGGCCTGGGCCCGCAGCGGCCCGATCTCGGAATCGATGAAGGAGACGGCTGCGGCGATCTCGGCGTCGACGATGCCCTTGAAGGTCTCGTCGTCCATGCCGGGGTCGTCGGCGCAATCCTCGACGATGCGGAGGTCCGGGGTCAGGTCGGCTTCGATCATATGATCCCCTTGATCCTGCGTCTGATCGGCTTTTCTGCCGCCTTGGGTTCTTCGTAGACGACGGCCGCCAGGCCCGCGGCGTCGGCCCCGTGGCTGGCCCAGTCATGGGCGGGGCCAAGGCCGACGTTGCGGGCGGCGTCGCGCTTCTCGTGATAGGCGCCTAGCGCCTCGAGGCCAGGCCCCGTCGTCGCCTCGTTGAAGCGCATGCGCGGCAGCAGACGCCGGAAGGCCTCGATCCGCGCCTTGGCCGCCCCGCGTCCCTGGTTGGGCACGACGGTGACGTGGTAGCCGGCGTCGGAAAGCGCACTCTCGTAGGAGACGGCGAAGACGGTGTCCTGGGTCGCGCCGTCATGCGGCAACCAAACCTGGGCGCGTTCCGGCGTGTAGCCTTTGGAGCGCAGCCAATCGAGGTGCGCCCCCAGCGGCTGACCGACCGCCTCGTAGTAGTCGAGGAAGCGGATCTCCAGCCCCACGAACTGCGCCGCCCAGATAGCGAAAGCGTCGGCTCGCGCGCCCGTGCCGCCGATGTCGACGAACAGGCGGACGGTCATCAAGGGGTCGGCCGGGACAAAGCCGATGCGGCCGTCCTGGCGCGCCTGGGTCAGGCCCTGCGCATAGTAGGCGCCGAGCGTCACGGTTCGAAAACCGCCTTCCCAGACGTGGTCGTAACTCTCCGGCCGCTTCTCGAGGTCGGCCAGGCGCTCGGCTTCCAGGACGTCTGGAAACCACGGATTGTCGCGCCAGTTCAGCGCGACGATCTTCGCGCCCGCCGGCGGGTCCTCGCGGAAACGCCGGTGCGTGGCGCTGGTCTTGCGTTCCGGATTCCAGGTGATCCAGATCTCCGACCCGGGCTCGCGCACCGACGGAATGGCCTTCTCCCAGGCCGCGTCGCTGACCGGCTCGGCCTCGTCGACCCAGAGCAGCTTGATGCGCGACTTGGACTTCAGGCTGTCCAGCGAATGACGCAGCCCGACGAAGTGGTAGCGGATGCGCCCGTCGCGGGTGCGGATGTACCGCTCGCCGATATCGTAGTGCGCCGCCAGCCACGGCTCCGAGGCGATGGCCGCCTTGACCTCGGCCATCGAGCTCTCGTCCAGCGAGTTCATGAACTCGCGCCCGCAGACGATGACGCCCTTCTCGCCGGCCTTGCTCAACTGATAGCCGCGCACGGCGGTCATCTTGGCGAAGGTGTGGCTCTTGCCGGAGCCTCGCCCGCCGAACGCCCCGCGATACCGCGCCTCGCCCAGGAACACCGGGATCAGCTTGGGCGGCAGCCTCAGGTCAGCGATCACGCGGGCCCGACCAGACGGACCACGGAAACCTCCACGGCGCCGTCAACCTCGACCTTCGCCTCCACCGTCGAGATCTTGGCGTGCAGGTAAGGCGCGGCCGCCTTGGCCATGTCATCCCTCCGCTTCTCGTCGACCGCGGGGTCGCGCATGACGCGCAGCATGTACTCGAGCGGGCTCTGGCCCGCGTCAGTGGTCGCCCGTCTCCTGCGCGCAGCCTTCATGGGCTGCCTCGAACTAGAGCGTTAGACGGGTCGCCAACTGCAGATCTCGACGATGATGCATATCGCACCAACGCCAACCGGGCAGCCAGCACCGAAACATATGCAAGCCGCTCAGCTTCCGAACGAAGCGTGGTATAGCCGCCCAGCAATTGGGCCGCCATCAACGATGGCGACTCTCCGGCCATGCTCGCTCTGATTGCGCGTTCAGCGGCGGCCATCAGTTCACGGTCAGCTTGGAGACTATCCATGGCCATCCTTCGTCGCGACTGTCCGCACTGCCCCGCGGAGCATGTCGCATTTCAGTTGAGGTGGAACGAGCCGGTACCGCGCGGATTGGCGCACCGGTTCAATTGCGTCGCGATCTGCGGCGCATGCGGCAAACCGATTTGCTTTCAGGCGACCTACAAGACGAGCGGCACATCCACAAAACCGCTCAGTATCGATGGTGATATCGAGCCCGCATTTACGGTTGGCAATACGTGGCCCAGTCGTACGCCGTCGACAGCGCCTCCGCATACCCCAACGTCAGTAAGGAACCGATTTATTGAAGGCGAAAACGCTTACGCTCGTCATAGCTGGAACGCTGCTGTGGCGATGTATAGATCTGCCCTCGACATAGCGTCTAAAGGAATGGATGGCGTGCCAAGGGGGACGTTTTATCAGCGGCTCCAATGGCTGCATGAGAATCATCGAATAACGCCCGAGATTCGCTCATGGGCCGACCATGTACGCGTCGAGGGCAACGAAGCGCTACACGATCCGGATGATTTTGAGGAGGAAGATGCACGTCCGCTAAGACTCTTTACGGAAATGTTCCTTCGTTATGTCTTCGAACTGCCTGGCGAAGTTCAGGCCTTCCGGCAACAAGGTGAAGCGGCCGAAGAGGCGGAAGTGGCGGAATAAAGCGACCCTTGCCTAGAATGGCTGCAAGGTCATAGGCCCGCTACCTACAAGCCTCCAAGAAGCACGCGCCCGAGCCTCGCAGCCGCTCTTGGGGGGAGAGGCTTGTGCAAAGCGTGTGTCGGCCGGGCCGGGCGCGATCTGGGATACGAAAAACGCGCCGGAGCGATGTGCTCGACGGCGCGTCAGACGCAGTTATCGATGTTGAGGATCATCCTACACGGTTCTGCGCCGAATGGTGGTCACATCCCTCTCCTCATCGTTCCCGACGAAGCCGCGTCAGCAGGCCGCGCCCGCACAGGTTGACTCCGGTGGAGCTTGCCGGGGACTATCCGCACCGCATTGCGCGGGGGCGTACTCATGAAAATGGCTTTGCTTGCCGCAGGCGCGGTCGTGGCGCTCGCCGCGCCGGCCCTCGCCGCCGAGCCGATCGTGCTGGCCTGCAGCGGTTCGGGGCTGCGCGACACCGACACCAACATCACGACGCCGGGCACGCCTTACGAGTTCAGTTTCGAGTTGGTCGTCGATGCTGAGGCCCGCACGGTGACGCGGGACCGCAAGGCGATGAAGGTCTGGTCGTGGACCGACGATGAACTGATCGTCTCCAGCGGCGGAAAGGGCAGCCTCGGCAGCCGATTCTATGGCCCCGAGCTGTCCATCAGCCGCCGTACGGGGACCTTCAAGACCCGTGACGGCAGCGGGCGCTGCGAGCTGGCCGCCACCACGCAGAAGCTGTTCTAGGCCAGCCTAGCGCACCATCCCGTAGTGCCGCGCCAGCAGGTCGAGGGCGACCAGTAGCCGGGTTTCGGCGACGTCTGCGTCGCGGCGCTCGCCGGCGAATTCGCGCAGGGTCAGGCCAACGCCGCAGACGGCGTTGCAGACGCTGACCAGCGCGGGATGGTCCTGCAGGGCGCGGCGCCTCGCGTTCGCCAGCCGCACCTTGGCGGCGCCGACGAACTCGGCCGGGCCCTCGCAATAGCCTTTGACGCTGTCGTTGAGGATCGAACGGATCGAGACCTCATCGCCAATGCGATAGTCGACGCCGTAGCGGTCGCCGGCCTCGGCCTGCGTGCGGGTCAGCCGGCCCTTGGCGGCCAGCCACTCCAGTCCCGTCTTGCGGCGCATCGGCTTGCGCCGCTCGCCGCGGCGGGCCGTCGGCGCCTCGATCGCTTCACCGCGCAGCGCCGCCAGTCGCACGGTCTCCGCGCGCGTATCCTCGATCCACCGGTCCTCGGCGCGGGCCTTGGCGCGGCCTTCTTCCTTGAGCAGCTGGGCGCGCTCGATCGCGACGAGATCGACGTGCTTCATGCCGCCACCCTGGGCAACAGGCCCTCGGCCTGGGCGGCGGCCAGCAGCCGGCGCACGAACTCGGCGTCGCCCAGCACCTCGAACGGCTCGATATCCAGCGGGTCGTGCTCGACCGGCGCGCGGGGCTTCCGCTCGGGGTTGAGCCGGAACAGCATCTGCTGCACGGCGCGTTTGGTGCGCGGCGCTCCGAGCCGCGAGACCTCGACCGCAAGCTGCGCCAGCGTCTCGCCGTCGCGGAGCTTCAGCCGGTCCAGCTGGGCCTCGTTCCAGCCGGAGCCCTTGACGCGCGGGTCCTTGCGCCGGGGCTTCGGCGTCTTCGTGGTTGAGTTTCGCAT